GCGTGCGCCGGCTCGTGCTGGGCGTTGTAGATCTTGACCCGCGGCCCCGTCGGGTCGCGGTCCACCAGCTCCCAGCTCCACCCCGGTCCCTGCCCGTTGAAACTCACCCCCACCGTCCGCACCAGGCGGAACGCCCCCGCGGCGACCGGCAGCCGCACGTCGCCCACGCCCAGGAGGTGCGCCGAGTCGAGCGTCGCGGTGCTCACGTCCTGGATCTCCTGCGTCACGGTCTGCGCCCGCGCCAAGACCACCAGCGTGCGCAGGAGCGGCACGGGGTAGAACGCCGTCGCGGCCACGCTGGCGCGGACCTTGAGGTAGCGGGCGCTCACGCTCTTCTTGCGCGCCTCGCGGATGTCGAGCCAGTTGGTGTAGGTGAACCCGTCGGTCGACCACGCCGCCTCGACGAGCAGTTCGCCGTCGGAGGTCGCGATCGCGTCGGGGGTGAAGTCCAGCACCAGGCCGCAGTCGAGCGCGGTGTGCTCGTAGGCGATCGGGCTCTTGGGGCTGAGCACCCAGCGCGACCACTGCGACCACTGCGTGACCCCGTGCGCCGCCAGCGTGGCCCAGGTGGCGAAGTCGTCGGCCTCGAGGATGTTCCCCGGCTGGGCCCGGTGGCAGTCGGTCTTGGCGCCCGGCCAGCCCACGAGCCCGGCGTCCTCGAGGAAGGCCACGCCGTCGAGGGGCGGCGAGCCCAGCGTCACCTCGGCGTAGAGCGCCTGCAGGGATTCGTTGCCGCTGGTGTCGACGGCCTTGATTCCGAAGCGCCACGTCCCCGCCGGCGGGTCGGGGCTGAGCCAGGGCGAGCTCTGCTGGATCCCCTCGTGCAGGGGCGACAGGTTCTCCCAGGCAAGCCCGACGGCCCCGAAGCGGATCCTGACGCCGGCGATGTCGGGGGGCGCGATGCCCAGGGACCACGAGTACTGCCGCTCGCCGTCGGGGAGCCGGGCCACGCTGAACGACTGCACGTCCGGCGGCGGGCTGTTCTTGCCGACCACGGTGTGGACCGCGTAGGTCCACGCCGAGGCGACGCCGGCGGCGGTGAGGACGCGCAGGGCGATGTCGTAGGTGACGCCGGTCTCGACGTGATCAACCGAGACCGTTCCCCCGTCGATGGGCACCGGCGGGTGGCTGGTCCAGGGGCCAAATCCCTGCGGCCGCGTGCGGACCTGCGCGGCGGTCGGGACCGGCGCGCGGCCCGAGGGCCGGCGGAGGATGATGAGCATCCGGGCCCGCAGCGAGCCGTCGGCATCGCGGATCATCACCGACTCGTCGGAGCGGATGTTCTCGATCACCGGCTTGTCGGGCCGGTTGGCGTAGTCCTGGGGGTCGGTGATCCCCGAGTCAAAGGGCGGGATCTCCCCCTGGTCGGCCGCGTGGATCGCCGGCGAGGCGTCGACCAGCGTCAGGCTCGCCGAGAGGTCGCGCCCGACCTGGATGGACTTGATGATCGCCTCGATCGACTCCTTCCCAGACTCCCCGTACCCGAAGAGATCGCCCTTCTTGGGCCAGGGGTCGACGGCCGCGACCGGGGCCGTGAACGTGACGGTGAGCCCCGCGCCGGGGACGGTGTCCAGTTCGCGGACAAAGAACGTGCCGTCCTCGAGGCGCACGCGGATCCGGTAGGCCTTGCCGGACTCCATGATGAGTTCCTGGTCGAGGCTGAGCCCGACCAGGTCGCCGCCGGAGTTGGTGATGTGGCTGGTGACGCGGCCCGACGCCAGGCCCACGAGCATCACGTCGTGGGTGAGCATGACCAGGTCGCCCCGCGAGCAGGCCAGGTGCTCGAAGTCCGTGGAGAGCGTGTAGACCTCGGGGCGCAGGATCGCGACGGCCAGGTGGTAGCGGGCGTGCTTGAAGACCTGGTCGGGGTGGGTGACCCCGAGCATCTCGAAGGCCTCGAACCGGGTGGCCGCGGGCAGGTCGGGGCGTTCGTTGCCGAAGGCGTCGCGGGGAACGCCGAACTGGTCGGGGAGCTGGTAGCCGTCGGCCAGGACGAAGCGTTCGTCCTGGCGGTAGTCCTCGAGCTGGTTGAGGAACGTGCAGCGGAGGGCGTGGGGGACGTCGGCGAAGACCTTGACGCCCTGGAACCCCGAGCTGTTCCGCGGCGTGAAATGCTGCACCGGCACCGACTGCGGGAGGTCGCGCACGATCGTGTGCTTGCCGTCGCGCATCCCGGGCGAGGCGCGGCCGGCGGCGGCGACGTCGGCGAGGCGGTCGCGGACGGTGCCGGCGAAGTCGATCACCCCGTTGAACTCGAGGCCCGCGGCGGCGTTGCCGGCGTGCCACGAGGCCAGGTCGCCGAGCTGGAGGCGGTGGTCCTCGATCGGGCGCTTGTTGGCGGACCCCTGCATGATCGCGCGGTAGTGCGAGGCGGGGTTGGAGGTGCCCCGCAGGATCCACGCGCCGAACTGCGCGGCGTCGTAGTCGGGGAGGATCGACGTGAAGAGCGCGTTGAAGTCGTCGATGACGCCCGAGAGCTGGTCGCTGGCGCGGATGCGCAGGGCGACCTTGGCGATGTTGGGCAGGCGCACCGGGTCGCCGGGGATGATGCTCCGCAGCGCCGACCAGTAGACCTGGTCGGAGACGGCCGTGCCGGCCGCGTCGGGGGTGAGGCGGCGGAGGCGGACCTCGTACTGCCCCTCGGGCACGGCCCACGCCAGCGCGCGGCGGACCGTGTCGCTCCGCGCTTCGGTCACGGTGATCGTCGAGAGGTAGTTGGCGGTGGTGTACGCCTGGAAGCGCAGCCCCTCGCCGGTGCCGTTGGGGTACTGGCGGATGATGTCGTCGGGCCCGAGCACGCGCCAGCCGGTGCCGGGGATGGAGATGCCCGCGGCCAGCGACCCGCCCCCGGCGCCGCGTGATTCCATGCGGACTCGCACGTGGTGATAGCCGTAGGTGAGGTGGACGGGGTAGATGTTCTTGCCGGGCGCGGCGTTGAAGTCAGGCACGCCCCCGGAGCCCAGCGTCTGGTGCTCGCCGTACCACTCGGCGACGACGCGGCCGTCGACGTGCATGTCGGCGGCGTCGGAGGAGTCGAGGCCGAAGGTGTGGATCCCGGTGTACCGCGCCAGGAAGTACCCCGAGGCCTGCCACGAGTACTGCTCGGTCGGGAGGTACGCGGGCTTGGCGCCGGCGAGGCGGCCGTCGCCCGAGAACGTGACGTCGGCGAAGTGGACGCCGTCCTGGATGAGCGTGGCCTCGGGGGAGCGGAAGAGGTAATCCATCTGGCGGAAGTCGACCGGCGATCCCTGCGTGGCCGAGGCGTCGCCGTTGATGTCGAGCCAGGTGGAGCCCCCGACGGGCCGGTACTGCACCTGGATCGCCACGGTGCGGGGCAGGCGCTGTCCCTGGGCGTCGAACTCGACGAGCCCGGCGGGGAAGGTGACGTCGACGGAGATCTCGCGGGCGCCGGCCTGGGTGACGCGGGTCTGCCACGAGGCGGCCTGGGTGAGGAGCGTGGAGACGCCGTCCTCGTGGACGGTGGAGGGGTAGAGGGACAGCGGCGGCTCGTCGTCGAAGCCGTGCCTGATCTCGACCTCGACGTCGTCGAACTCTTCGAGGGGCGTGGCGCCAAGGCGCAGGTCGGAGATGCCGACGGGGCCGCGGACGACGAAGAGGCAGCGCAGGTACTGGTCGTCGCCGATGATCTCGGTGTAGGGGATGGCGCCGTACGGGGGCGCGAACCGGAAGCTCCCGAGGACCTGGGGGATGACCTGGTAGGGTCGTACCGAGTTGCGCGCGCCGGTGAGGGCGGGGCTGGTGGTGGCGTCGGTGCCGCCGGCCTCGGTGAGGCGCGCCTTGGAGGGCGGGATCAGCGCGTTGATCGCGAGCGTGCCGGCGATGGTGATGCCGGCGGTGAGTGCGGTGCCCGCAAACAGAGCCCCTGCAGTCGGCGTTACTCCGGCGGCGTAAATTCCGAATAGGACGGGCGCATATGCCGCCGCGGCGATCAATGCAATCGTGAGAACGACGCGCGCGACAGTCTTTCCCGTGTTGCCGCCGCGCGGCACCGCGGCCACCGTGACCATGCGGCCCGGCTTCGGGCGCACTCGCTCCCATCGTTCGCGCGGAACCTCCGTGCCCCCGAGGTACACCCGCAGGAAGGGCGAGGGAGACACGCCCGCCGCCTCCAGCAGCTCCGCGATGGTCAGCCCGGCCGGAAGCGCCACGTCCACGCGCGGCCCGCACAGCGGCTCCTGCACTCCGCGCAGCCGCACCGGCCCGGCGTAGGTCAGGAACCGCGCGAACCTCGGCGCCCACAGCGGGGAGTCCAGCCGCTCCAGGCACACGTCCACCCCGGCGTGGCAGTGCATCATGCGCGCCGCATCCATCACGAGCCCGACGTGCCGCTCCTCGCGCCCCACGCGGAACACCGCCAGGTCACCGACGCGCCGCTCATCAGTCGCCACCGCGGCCCACGGGCCGGCGCTCCCCGCGTTGTCGCCGAAGATCCCGGCGATCGCCTCGGCGTCATCGGTCGAGAGATACCGCTCGTCGTAGGAGGGGAGCATCACCCCGAACCGCTCGGCGTACACCAGCCTGGCCAGGCCCCAGCAGTCGAGCCCGGGATCGCGCGACCGACCCCGGTCCGAGAACGGCAGGCCCACGTACTGCCGGGCCCACGCGGGCGGGTGCTCGGGAAGCCCGCGGCGGGCGGGAGGAGCGGCGAGGGTCGGCGTCATGCGCGATCCTACCGCTTTGACGCGGTCGGTCGGCGTGGTACCTTGGTGGCGCCATGGACGGCGGGGAGAACTTTGCATGAGAGCCATGGCCGTGGTCTTGGTGCTTGCGACGTTAGGTTGCGGATGCGCTTCATCTACTCCAGTTGATCGACTTATCACTGAAGCGCCCGCTGGCAGCTTTCATGTCAGCGACAGTCCGGATCACGCAGTCGTCGAACTCGCAGCCTCTGCGGCCGGCCGCGTGGGGCTCGTCGAGTCCATCGACCAAGACGCAGGCATGATCGTCTTGCGTAGTCGCAACCTCGTCACCGGCGCAGAGGCGATGGTCACTGTAATTCGAGTCCGTCCGGAAGCACACGGATCAGTCGTGACCATCTGGGCGTCTCCAAGGGCCGCGCCGTTTGCTGCCCCCAACTTCGATGTCATCCGCGAGGAGTATCAGCGGCGCCGACCATTGGCCTTTGGAGCGGAAGCGGTGAGCTCCCTGCCATGAGCGATTCAACCATCTGGGTGATCCTCGGCGTGATCGTGCTGGGGATCCCCGTCCTTTGGCTGTGCCTACGCATCTTCCTGATCCTGCTGCACCTGTGGATGGGCTTGATGCGACTCCTTGGCATCGGCCAGCCACGCGAGGTCCCGCGTGCGGAGATAGGGAGCACGCCCGGCGGGTTCTACACCAAGATCGCCGGCGTGACCAAAAAGAATGACGATGGGAAGCCGCGGCAGAAGGCGCTTCTCAAGTGCCGCGCAGGCGAGGTGCTGTACCTCAAGCGAGAGCCCGGGAACAAGTACGACATCAACGCCATCGCCGTCTACCGCTTCACCGGCGACCAACTCGGTTACGTCCGCGCTGAAACGGCTGAGGACCTGGCGCCGCTGCTGGACAGCGGGGCGGAGTACGAGTGCGTGCTGACGGCACTGACCGGAGGCGGCGACAAGATCCGCGGCGCGAACGTCTGGATTCAGCCCGCGCCTAGAACAGCCCCGGCGTCGTCGAAGGCGTGAACGTGTCGGCGGGGTACGGCTCGTTGAGGATGTCCTCGAACACCAGGTCAGCCTCCACGAACTCCGAGGTGTACGAGGCGCCCCGCAGCGTGAACTCGATCGGGCCCATCTCGACCTGGTCGGGCGCGCTGGCCGGCACCACCTCCATCGTCGCCGTCATCGCCGGACCCGAGAGCTTCCGGACCGCCAGCACGATCTCGC